TTTCATCCGTATACAATCTTCTATCTGAACCTTTAGGCTTTTTTCCCGTTCCTTTTTTTGGATCCATTGATAACTCCCTTTAATATTTTAGCTTGACCCGCATGTAATTTAGAGGCTTTTTTTAAACCTTTAATAACACCTTTAATTGCTTTTTTCTTTTTTAACATTTCCATCTCCTTCTTGCCTGACGAAGACGTGAGTTCGGATCTTTTGCTGCTTTAGGGAATTTTTTCATTTGTCCTAGTGATCTTGCGCAGTATGATTTTCTGCGATTAGCAGCTTTTGATCCTGGTTTCACTTTTCCAGTCACGGCTGTTTTTAATTTAGAACCGGGATTTGCTCTTCTATAGGCAGCGACACCGGCTCGTGTCATACCTGCTCCAGACTTTGTAGATCTGAAATTTTTTTTATTTCTTGCGGGCATCGTGCCTTTTGCAAAACCTGTACGTGGCATAATTTTATCCCCGTAATATTTTACTAAACTTGGATTAGATACTTTAACACCACCTAAGTTACCTTTGATGTAACTTCCATTATAAGGTTGCATCTTCATATCAATCCTCCTATGTAAGCACTTTTTCTTTTTGCAAATGTTGCTGCTCTAGATGGTTTAGGTCCTGTGTTAGCTACCGCTTGTTTTCTTTTTACGGCACCCGCACGTTGACCTTTGCTCATCGCTCTTGCTTTTGCAATGGGCACGCACTTTGGATAATTTTTTCTTTTTTCTCCACCACTGCGCCCACACTTCGGGTATGAACCATCGGATCGCTTGTTCGCAATATCTACCCAGTTCTCTTTTACCCATGATCGTAATCCTTTTTCAGCCATTATACTATCAAGCTCATTTTGGTCATATTGATCAGACCGCCATTAGCTGCTTTCTTACGGCCTTTCTTCCCACCTGGTGTAACTTTACCAGAACAAACTGCAGAGGCGTACATATTTGCGTACGCCGAAGGATAAACTTTAAATTTACGCTTCGCTGCTGCTTTTCCTTTGGGACAAAGTTTTGCCATTATGCTCTCGCTGTTTGTTTTGCTCGTTTAAAGTCTTTTGCTTTTGGTGCACCCTTTGCACCTTTTTTTCTCATTTTACCACCACGTTTTCTTTTGGCGTGTATGTTTGCGTATAAACCTTTACCAGCCATTATCTTGCCTTGCCGCCTCTTTTAGCAACTATTCTTTTTGGATTGTAACCAAATTTTTTTGCTAACTCAGGTTTCTTTTTAGCTAACTTAGCTAAGCCTTTGTTTTTACTTTTGCTTATTGGTTTCATATTTCCTTATTTGTTTATTTTACCAGACTTCTTAGCTTTACTTCCGAATCTTCCATAAGAATCATCTCTAGAAGCTTTTAATTGCTTCTTAGTTCTTTTCTTTTTGATTCTCATAGCGATAGACTCATCTTTTCTAGCTTTAAAGCCTTGTTTCTTTTTGCCTACTTTACCACCTTTTTTCATCATAGCACCACCTCTCATGCCCATGTCATCTTTGTAGAAGCCAGATCTCATATCTTTTCTAGCTGTAGACATTCCGCCACCCATCATAGGTTTACGAGAGTTAGCGACTTGTTTGTTAAATCTTCTATTTGCCATTATTTTTTTCCTCCTTTGAATATTTGTGTTCCCTTAATTCCAAAAATGCTCGCCACGACGAGAATCCATAAATTAGTGAACCATTTCGGCAGGTTACTGAAATGTTCAAAGAAAGTATTTACCTTGTCCATTACAGTTGGGTCGTCCGATATAACTGCCCACGCCAGTACAATTATCGGCGCACTTAAAATTATAAGTACGAATTCGTCTTTGTAATCGTTTTGTCTCGCTTCAAGTAATTTGCCTTGGTATTGCTCCTCACCCCGAGCCATTTTTTCTGCATGCATCAATTGTGCATCAGACATAGCCATTTTAGTCTTTTGGCGGTTAGTATAAATTTTACTACCCGCTTGTAGCGCTATCTTCGCTAAACTAAACCAAGCCATATTAGTACCAAGTAGCTTTTTTACTTTTATCCTTCAACATTCTTCTCGTACCTCTAACCTCAACGACATTACCTTCTTCGATTTGGTTAAAAACACGATCTTGATTTGAAAGAATTTTAGATCTCGGGTCAATACCTACTTTTCCAGGTGAATCACCAATTGGAACTCCACCTTTTTGGAAACCATCTTTACCGACTCCAAGAACTTTTGTTATTTTTACCATGTTTTCTCCTTATTTGTTTTATACTACTTATTTTTTTCCGAAATTTCTACCAAAATCGTGAATTTTGCTTCTATTTGACATTTCTTGTTTAGTCAATGATGTTGCTGCACGTAATTCTGCTAGATCTTCATTTTGTTGAAGCTTTTCGTCCTTATTCATTTGGTTCATCATCGCTTTCATCTTATCAAGATTGATTTTTTCTTGTGCTTGTTGTGCTTTTACAAAATCATCCTTGGCTCTGATGTCTAATTCTCTAGATTTTAACTTCGCAACCGGGTCATTTGCAAAATCACCTAATAACATTTTCTCTTCCTTAGCAAAATCTTCAAACATTTCTGCAATCAAGATAGCTTTTCTAGCTTCGATCTGCATATTTATGTTCATCACTTGTTGTTGCATTTCAGGATTCTGCATTGCAGCAGGATTCTGTTGCATCATTTGTAATTGTCTAATCTGATCTTGGAATTCCATTTCAACTTGTTCTAATGCCATCAAAGAAATGTGTTCAAAAATATTTTTTTGCATAGAAGCTGTAACTAAAGGATTACCTCTAGCCATTGATGTTGTCATAAAATTTAAATGAGCTGTAATGTGAGCTTTGTGATCTTGACCTTTGAATGCTTGGAAAGGTTTTCCTGATAAAGACATAATTGCTTCAACACTTGGGTCCATAGGTTGAGGCTGTGGTTGTGGTTTTAAAATAAGATCTATGTTCTTAACTCCTAACGCTTCATACATTGCACGATAAGCATTGTATAAATTATGCATTTGAGGATTGGATTGCGCAAGTTGCAATTCAGCTTGAGCCATAGATATTCTTTGTGTTTGAGAGAATATATTTGGATCAGCAATTGGCAGTATATCTACTTTGTCATCAAAGTCAGCTTGCTTAATCATTCTTTGACCACCCACAACATCATACGGATACTCGTTAGGTAAGTATAATTTAAATACACGTGCAAGAAGTTTAAACTCTTGTTTCAAACTTACGTATATTCTTTTGTGAATTGCAGACATTGTTCTGCTTCCTCTTTCCAACAGCGCTACGGTCGTACCCACTGCCGCTTGTTGGTTCCCATCGCCTACTTGCATATCAGCGATCGATGCAAATCTTTGACCGGCTGATACTACGACCCCCATTAGTTGTAGAAGTGTTTGCGATGGTTCCTTAAATGGCAAAGCCATAAAAGCATCTTTGATGTTACCACCTGGTGCATCCACATCTCTAAATTCTCCTGGTTGAATCGCTTGGGCATCATCTCTCATTCTGATACCACGCATTTTAAATCCTGCCGGTAGATTGGAAAGCGTACCGGCATCTAACAATGATCTTAGGGCAGATGTTGCGGTTCTAGATAAACCGCCGATCATGTGTATTAAACCAAAACCATAAAATCCTAGTCCTGGTAAAAATCTAAAATGTACAAAATAAGTTATCTTTTCTTTTTTCGGATCATCAACCGAATAGTTTCTTCTGATTGCTAGAATTTCTCTTGAGCTTTCTTCTAGGGTTACTATGTATGGAAGTTTAATTCCTGTTGGTTGACCTTCAGCATCTCTATCTTCAAAACCTTCTAGGTCGAGATTGACATGACACTCTAACAAAGTAAATATATCTTCGTTAACTGTTTTCTTAACTCCTTCGAGTTCTCTCTCTTTTTTCTCTAAAGAAGATTCGTTGTCCGT